CCTTTACCTTCACGACGGTGAGCAGCGGCACGATTACCAGCGGCGCAGCTACAGGCACGATCCACCGCCTCGTCAGGGCTTGGTTGCCAGGTGCCTATGTTCGCATCAATGCACCGAGCCTAGATCTGTCGGATATCATTCTGTACATCCCAACGGTGACGATGCGCTTTGCTGAAGGTGGCGGCACCTATCAGGTGCAGTACGACATCGAAGCGGACTTCCGACGGCAATACCTCAAGGGCCTTAGCGTGTTGATTGGAGCGGACTAGAATGGGTAAGTACGGCACGAATGTCACTGGTCTAGGCGCGTATGAGGGCGGAGTAAACAACGATAAGGGCGCACCTCTTGTCGCTAACAATACGGACGGCGAGACCTCACTGCTCTTTGGTCCTGCTGCGCTGCGCGAGATTCAGGCTGGCGTGGCGAACGGCGACTTCGCCATTCCGCCAGATCAGGCAACCAGCACGATCACAGAAGAGAACCCACTGCCTTACTGGACATTCACCGATGTCAACAGCGCAGGAGCAATCACTGCGGCCATCGTCGCAGACGCTGGCGCTGGCTCTGGCAATGTGCTGCGCTTCACCGTGGCAAGCGGCACCCTGACTGGCAAGAGCGCAACCCTGACACGCTATATCCCTGTTGCCTCATCAGCCTCTCGATCGTTCTCCTTCTACGCTGAGGCGACCTTTGATAACGCCACGAACAGCGCACAATCCAACGCGAAACTGACCTGCCAGTTCTACAAGGCTGACGGAGTCACTACAACTGGAACGGCGTTCAGTTCGGCAACAACCTTATTCTCTGACCTCATCACCGCCGAAGGCTTGCTGGCTCCAGATTTTTTCGCCGACCCAACGCTACTCGTAGATACCACCGCACCAGCAGACGCGGCGTATCTGAAGATCACCATCACCATCGCCACGGTAGCAACGCAGTCGGTAGCGCACATCGTTGATCTGACGGAGGTGCGACTTGGCAATGGATTGCCTGAGCTTCTTTTCACAGATAGAAACAATCCGACAAACGCTCCTGGTTATCTTATCTGCGGTAATGCGGAGATCACCTTAGGTGCTCCGACTAACCAGGGGTTCTTATCGCTTGGAGAATCCACAACAATGAGTGCTTCCCTTGAGATGTATTTTGACTCTCCGTCAGTGAAAATCATTGGCGAAAACTCCAACTATGTAGCGCGCGTCACTGCAACGGCCGCGCAGTCGCTGACCAACAACACCGTCACCAAGATCACCTTCAACACCGCAAGCGCCACTCCAGACATTGACTCGTATGATCCCAACGGCTGGTTCAATAACGCCAACGACCGAATCGTAATCGGTCAGGATGGCTTCTATAACATCAGCGCCAATGTTGGGTTTGCCACCAACGCAACGAGCAGGCGACTCGTGCTGATCTATGTCAATGGCGTACAGCGAGAAGGTGTGCAGGTGACTGCTTCATCTGCTGGAACAACACTGCTCAGCATCTCAACCAATGTCTACCTAGTAGCAGATGACTATGTCGAAGTTCACGCCTTGCAGCAGTCAGGCGGCGCTCTTAACACCGTAATCTCGGCTGGCGTGACACCTTTTCTGAGCGTTGGAAGGATTGGTGCGTGATGGACGCTGAGCTACAGGCACTAGAGAATGCGCTTGCGGCGTGTGCCGCCCACGGCTGGCAGGTCACCCTGCTCGATCAGATTGACGGCGTGTGGACTGCTGGCGCGTCAGACAATATCTTCGGCGAGCCGCTCGCCACCGGCACAGGCGCGACGCGCACGGCCGCGCTGCTCGCGCTGACCGCTGAAGTGGAGGCACGATGACCCCACGCCAGATTGATCAACTGATCGAGCGCCTGGACTCGCACTCGGCGAAGCTCGACCAGGTGCGATCGGATGTGGACAAACTCAAAGGAGGACTAGTGGCTATCGGTGCGCTGTTGTTCAGCGTACTTGTGCCGTTACTCGCATCGCTGCTCGCTAAGTGAAGCGCGCCGCGTTCCCACTGCTAGGGATCATCTTCAGCACGCTCATCTTCCTGCCCATCGTGCGCGCTGAGGATCTGCCGCAGCAGGGCGTGACGATGACGGTCTACCCAGAGATGTCGTGGCCATTCGAGCCGTGGGTCACTCCACCGACAACCGAGCCTTGCTACTCCGCCGTGGTGCCAAACATCGACTATGACTGGGGTGGCGCACCTGCCGCAGAGGGCTGCCCTGCCGATATGTTCATGGTCCACTTCACAGGCTGGCTGACCGTGCCAGAGAGCGGCCAGTGGGAGTTCCTCAACTGGTCAGACGATGGCTGGTACATGACGCTAGACGGCGTGATCACGATTGATGATTGGAACTTCCACGGCTGCGGTGGTCACTGGTCTGGGCCAAATGAGGGCTACTCGCAGCTCGTCGCAGGTCAGTCCTACGCACTCGACATCTGGATGTTTGAGTGGGGTGGCGGCGCGTGCGCTCGTCTCTGGTACGGCGCACCAACGCTCGGCTACGGCGTAGTGCCGGCTGCGTGGCTGACTACGAGCGCACTCCCAGCGCCCACTCCAACGCCGTCACCAGAGCCAAGCCCAGAGCCATCTGTTGAGCCAACGCCAGAACCAAGTCCATCAGAATCTCCATCGCCAGATCCTACGCCATCTGTGGAGCCGTCACCAACTCCGACGCCAGAGCCGTCACCATCTGTAGAGCCAACACCAAGTGAGGTGCCAAGTGTCCAACCATCGCCGATCCCATCACCGACTCCCACACCCAAGCCGTCGCCCACGGTTGACCCTACGCCAGAACCTAGTGCGAGTGAGTCCGCTACTCCTGATCCCACTCCTGTACCTACTGACTCACCATCCGTAGCGCCGAGCGTGGAGCCAACACCTGAACCGACACCGTCACCAGATAACATTGCAGAGCAAACGGTTGCGGCAGTTGGTGAGGCTGTTGCTGCTGTCGCTGAGACCGTCACGCAGGCGATCGAAGCGATCACCAACCTAGGCAAGGATCTCTCACCTGCCGAGAAAGAGAAGGCTGCTCCGGTGGCGGTCGCTATCGTGATCAGCCAGGTGGCGAGTGCTGCTGTGGCTGCTGCATCGAGCGCTGCGGCTGCGGCGAGAAAGGTGACCAAGTGATCAAGCGCATCATCGTTGATCTCGTAGGCGGAGCCTGGACGATCCTAGGCTTGCTCTTCGCTGTGGTCGTTCTGCCAGAGGGCGACACGCAGTCCACGATGGCCGCACTCTTCGGCGGTCTCACATTGATCTGGCTACTGACTGGACCACTTAGGTGGATGGAGGGTTGATGGCACACACAGACCACATCGAGCAGGTACACCTACAGGGCTGGACGCGCGTTGATGTCGCGCCCATGGAGTGGGTCGCGGTCGTACCGAACGACAATCACACCGCGTTCGGTGGCACGCTCTGGCGCATTGAGAACGACGGCAAGGAGTATGCCGTCGGCGTGACGGCTGGTCACCCAGTCAGCGCTGCTCTTGACTACGAAGCGGCCGGTCGCGCGCTCGCGGTGCTGATCAAGCAGGAGAACCCAGCGTGAAGTACAAGGTCAAGTCGCAGCTCTATTCAGACGCTGAAGCCCAACAGAAGGGCGCGAAGCAGATCCTAGATGACTGCACCTGGTCATCCTGCGCGGCCGCAGTCTCGTGGGCTTCTGGCTACACGGTCGACTACAGCGCGGCTGACGGCGTAGCAGCAATGAAGAAAGTCACAGGCCGCAAGGATGTGCAGGGCAAGTCCGATAACGGCGGCTCTCTGGCTGAGGCAGTCAAGGTCATCGCGCACCTAGGCGGCAAGGCTCGATATGCGAAGTCATGGGAGGACGCAGTCGCAGCCGCTAAGGGCGGCGCTGCGTTGATGGTCTGGGTACAGCAGGCAGTGGACTACCCAGCAGGCGTGAAGATTTCGGCGTGGCATGACCGCTGGCACAAGTGGTGGAGCAAGCACGCGCCAGAGAAGATCAAGGCTGGCTACGGCCATATGACCAGCGCTGGCTTCA